TTCTAAATCAATTAAATCATCTTTAGCTTGCTCAACTGGTTTAACTTCTGCATATCTCTTGTTTAAATCAGGGTGATATAATGACAAAAGTTTTTGTAAAGCTTGATATTCTTTCGGCACCGTTAAACTACCATCTTTAAAAACAATATGTCCTAATGTAACTTCTCCTTTTTGTTCATCTAAAAACGGTGAAGATTGATTAGTCGCATATCTTAAAGCTCTTTGTTCTTTTTTTTCAGCATCAAAATAAAGTAACGGATATTTTTCCGTATGTCTAGATTTTAATGTAAATGTTAGAGGTTCTTTATTTCCTCTTAAATAATAATTTCTATCTTTTACTTCCCAAGCATCTTTAACCTTGGGTTCTTTTTCTTTTGTTGACATAATATAATATAATTAAATAGTTAAAATAAAGGGCAAGGCGCCGAAGCGCCTTTTCCTTTAAATAATAATTAAGCTACAAACATAACAAAGTTATTTCTAGCTTGAGTACATAGACATCTTTCTGATAAGAAGTTAACTTCCATAGCATCTAATGTAGACGTGAAAGCACCACCAACTGAACCAGTTAACCATGATTTCATTCTTCTATCATCAGCTTCAGAAGCTCTATATCTTACATGCAAGAAAGGTCTTCTGATGTTTGTTCCAAGTAACTGATCGTATACTGTAGAAGTACCAGCTGGTACTAATACACCATCAATGTTGTCACCGTTAACAAAAGCACCTGAACCACCTCTTGTAGAAGCGTCGTTTAAGTATTTCCAAGAAGTCTTGTAGAAGTCATATGAACCTCTTCTAAATCCAGAGAAACCTAAGTTAAGCGCCATGTCTTCAGAGTTTTCAAATACACCGTAAGATGTACCACCAGCTCCGTAAGAGTTTTGTTGCGCTAACATGTTATCAAATAATAACTCAGTTTTTCTATCTAAGAAAAGCATATTTTCTTCAATAGCTCCTTGAGAATCTAAGTTTTCAAGAACTTGATCAAAGTCTTGTAAAGATCCTGCGTAACCAGAAAGAATATTACCACCATTATTAATAGCAGCAAATAAACCTTCAGTACCTAGATTAGTAGTAGCAGCTGTAAATGAAGGAACGTTAGCTTGATTACCACCTGCACGGAATTGACCTGCAGCAGTAGCTAATTCACCTTCAACCATTGCCATTTCTAAATAATCTTCGAATCTCATTCTAGTTTCACCTTCAGCTTTTAAGTACCATAGGTAACCACTAGTTCCATCTTCTGCAGCAACTTCAACCCAACCGATCTGAGCAGCATCAGATCCACTGATAGCGTATCTGTTTCTGATAATGATTGGTTTGTTTTGGAATTGTGAGAAAGAAGGAGTTATAGACTGACCTGACGTTGAGTTTAACGTAGATCCTTTTGCATATTCAGAACCGTATACGAATACTTTTAATCCTGTTCTTGCAACACCAGAACCGTTTACTAGGTTAACTTGATTGTAAGCATAAGCAGCTACAACTTGAGCACCTAAACCAGAACCAGGAATACATCCTGAATCTTGTACGATTGCTTTAACTGTGAACGCAGGATCAGTAGGATCCATAACTACGATTGTTGCGTTACCAAATATAACGTTAGTTGTACCTGCTGGTAAAGTTAACTGAGTACCAGCTGCGTTTACTGCAACACCTTCGTATGAAATATGTAATCTATTTTGCTCAGACCAAACTACTTGGTTAACGCTCTACCTCTGCTTCATAAATTTCCGGTAGATATTGTTGTGAAAAGTCATTTGCACCACCAGTAAAACTTAAATAGTTTGTAGTATTTAATTGTTGTAATGATGATGGAATCAACCCTCCAAACTGAGGACTTAATACACCCATAATTGTTTAATTTTAATTGTTAAATTTACTTCGTTTAATTTTCAACTTAGAACTATCTACTCCGTCAATTGCACGAACTCTAAACCCACCAACAAAAATATCTTCACGACCTGTTTGACGTGGCTCACCTATTGTTGGATTTTTAGAACTTTCCATAACAGTTTTTATACCGTCACTTTTACCTTGTTCATAAAAATGATTTACAATTCGATCAACATTTTGAGCAGCATACATAGCTTTATGATAACCTTGTGTATCTTTAACATTACCCTCATTGTCTAAGAACTTCTCGACAAAATTGTTAATATTCGATTGATTTTCAGCTACAGCGTTAGGATCTTTAATACCGTATCTAAATTTCTTGTCACCTACTTCGAAGTCAAAACCTTTGAAATCTTCAGTAAAAAGTTTTTTAGTGTCGTTAATAAATCTTCCATGCTTTTGTTTAGCTACTTCCTGATCTTTGTTGTATCGATTGAAAAAGTCCATAGCTTTTTTCTGTTCAGGATTACTATATGATCTCAACTTGATTTCATCGTAGTATTTCCCTTTCAGGTCTTCCAAATAGTTACGGGCTTTTGCAATTTCTTCTTTCTTAGCAAGATTTTTCTTTTTAATCTCGCGTTTGTCATCTATCTCTTCATCTACTTTAAAATTTTCTTCCATAACAAAAGAAATTTCATCATCATTTAGATGAGGTTTAGATTTTTTATAATACTCTTTTAATAAAAGATCTTCATCAACGTTTGTATAATCAGCGTTGAGTCTAGTGTAATCTTCTATAGTACCTCCAGTTTCTTTCATAAAATCTACCAGTTTTTCTATATTCTCTGGTAACTCTATTTTAGGTGTTTCAACTATCGGTTCTTGTAATGGCTCTTCGGCCACCTCTTTAATTTCTTCAATAGGCGTGCTGGACTCTTCAGTGGTTGTTGTTCCTCCAACGTCCATCTTTTCGCCATCTCCGGTTCGTTCGCCCACATCCACCGTCTTTGTTTCTCCGATTTGAATGGCATCGTCTTCTTGTTTTTTAGTTAAATCTACTTTAATAGGTGGTTCTATTTTGTTGTTTCCTTCTAGAGATGTATCAACCTTAGATAAATCTACTTTAAAAGTTTCGTCTTTTTTACTTTTAAATTTATCAAACTTAGGTTTCTTCATTTTCATATCTCCACCTTCAGCGGCAACTTCTTTAGCTACCTCTGGTTTTGTTGTTTCTTTTTCTGACATAATAAAATATTATAAAATTGTTACTAATTGTTACATCGGCGCACCCTGCATACCTGGATTAGGTAGTGGTTGTTCCGGTTGGAAGACTGGTCTTCCGCTTTGTGGAACTTCTTCTTTAAAATTTTCTGGAGGAAGTTCGTTTTGTCTTTGTGTTATCATTCTACTTTGTTGCGTAGCTTCTTGTTTAGATCGTTGATCTTTTCTATCTTCGATAGCACCTTCTTTTTCTTTCATTGCTTCTATTTCAAGCTGTTTTAACTGCATGTCATATTGATGTTTAATCTCCATTTCTTGCTGTTTAATTTGCCAAGCTGTCTGCATACGTTGAATCTCCATTTGATTCTTAGCTTGTTCATATTGAACATTAGCTCCGGATATAGCTTGTTGTTTTTCAACTTCAGCCATAGCTTGAGCTTGTTGTGTTTGCTGTTGAGCTTGTGCCTGCGCTTGAATATTAGCTTGTTGAGCTTGTTGTTCTTGCTCTTGTCTTTTTCTACGTTTTTGTTTTAAAACATCATTAGCTAGTTTAAGGTTTTTGATTTGACGTATATCTATAGCATCTTCTAAATCAATACCACCTTGTTGTAAAGCCATTTGTATGTTTTGTTCTAACATAGCTTTATCTTCTTCCTCTGGTTCTAATTCTAAATAAATACCAAAATCATGAAGATTTAAATTTTGTATTTCAGATAATGTACCTACATTATAAGTAGATATAGAGCTTTTTAAAGACTCTAATGTTAATGGGTAATTTAAAGAATCTGCAATTTTTAGTGATATATTTTCACAAGTTCTTAATGTTAACCATAAACTAGACTGTAATATATGTTTTGTAGCTGTGTTAGAAGCATTAGCTGCCATTTTTTGTAAACCAACTAACGCGTCTTTATCTGGCATACTACCATCTCTTGCTTCATTTAATCCGGTCACGTCTCTTATCATTTGTAAATAATATTGATACGTTTGTATTAAACTAGCTATCTTAGCATTACCACCACCTGACTGTAATTCTTGTATAGGAACTTTACCTCTATTAAGTTCTCCTTCTTGAGTTAATGATCTACCAACTATACTACCTGTTTGGAAATACATGTTTAATGCTTCAGCTGGATTATAATTTGTACCATTACCAAGATCAACTTCAGCAAGCCCGTCCATATCTAAGAAAACACCATCTGGTACCATCCTAGCTATAACTTGTTGTAGTTTTAAATGAGTTAACTGTATCATATCAGCAAACCCTGTTATCTTACTAACTATAGAGTTTATTTTTCCTTGATACATTCTAGGCGCACATATAGCATAACTCATTTCTACTTTAGTAGTATCTGAAAAAGGTCGAGTCATGTTTTCTGCTAACTTCCACTCTACCATTTCATTGTTACCTAGTATTTTAGCTCCTTTATATAACACCTCTATTTTTCTAGAAACCTTTTTAAAAGTATCTGCTTGAGGTGGATTAAATTGATCTGTTTTAACAAGTGATTTTTCTAAACCGTGTTCACCTTGTTTTATTTTAAACACCTGTGTATTATAAGTTTTATACTCAAAGTACATAACCTGTATTGTATCAGGATCATATGTTGTCCACCCGTAAACTGGATCTCTATTTGTTTTAGCTTTTGATATTCTTTCTAAATCTACTTCTGTTAAATCTGGAAATTCTTTAGCTATTTCTGCAATAGTTAAAGATTTTATTTCACCAACATAATATATGTCTTCAAAATTAGGATCTTCTGTATAAGAATATATTAATCTAGCAGGATCAACATAATCAATAGTTACTCCATTTGCTTTGTTCCAATTAGTTTTAACAGCTCCAATACCTAAAGTTACTAAATCGTAATTAAATCTTTTTCTTATGTTTTCAAATCTATTTTTAGATAATTGATTATTAATTACTTCTTCTTCAGCTATTTCAACCGCAGACTTATAACTAAGTCTCATATGTATATCTAACTCGTCTTCACTTTCAGGTAGTCCAGCTGGATCACCTGTGTTAAATTCATTTATACCTAATTTACCTTGTAGTTCTTGTAAAAAAGGTTTAGCTAACATGTCTTGCATTATAGAGTTAGCATAGTCTGTTCTCTTTTTTAACGACACAGGATCTTGAGCAAAAGCTTTTATATCAAAAACTTTATTAGAAATACCATTAACAACTATATCTACAAACTTTGAAACAACAGGAACAGGTTTCCAATCTAGATTAAGATAAGACATATCGCCATTTATAGCTAGTTCATCTTTATATTTTTGTACAGGTTGCTCTCCTCTTGCATATAATCTCAATGTATGAAATCTATTGAAAGAGCTTGCAAATCTAGTTCCATTACCACCTTGTCTCCACCACTCACTTTCTATAGCTTGAGCTACCTTTCTACCATACTCTAATGTTGATTTCTCAGCATCAGGTACTACTTGACTAGGAAAAGCACTGTTTGGATTTGCTAAATTTGTATTCATTTACTTAATTATTTTTGAAACTAAACCTTTATTGTTGTATCTTTTTATACCAAGGTCAATAGGTTTTCTTATTATTCTATTTACAGGAGCATATCTATTTTTATTACAAGCCATTATAGCAAGTCCCGAACTAATAGAAGCATCATGACTTGTTCTGTTGTTAATATCAAAAGAAGCCCAATCTTCTAATGTTCTTTGGAAATAAACATCTCCATAATTTTCACCATCAAAACCCACTGCATTTTCTATATAAGATTCAATAGCTGCTGCGTGAGCTTGTTTAATATCTTCACTAGAATTAGGTATACCACCTATTTCTCTTTCTGTAACTGATAGTTTAGTATAAACTTTATCAGGTCGATTCATTGCAAAACCTCTATATCCTCTACGTTTAAAATGATATAAAAGTCTAGGTTTATTATTTTCTGCTAATATTGGCATACCATAAAAAACACAAGCCATTAAAACATCTTCAAAAAATATTTCAGCTGTTTGAGGTCTAGCTATATATTCTAAAAAGAAATGATCTGATGGTGCATCTTCCATACTAAACTTAGTTAAACCGTGTAGTGATCCATTAGAACCTCTTTTATCTACTGTTCCTGATATATCATATGGATCACATCCAAAAGCTCCTAGATGATCATTACCTGGATATTTTATACCATTTTTTTCAATATATCTATTTTGTAAGTTAGCGTTAGGAATCCATGTTATAAAAAACCTTCCTTGAGGATTTGGTGCAAAAGTTACTCTAGTATCTTTTATTCCATTTTGCCATATAAAATTACCTTGTGTTACAAGTTTGTAGTTACTAGCATCTTCATTAAAATCTATTTGTTGGTATATTTTTGTTAGATTAAAAAGAGATGATTTAGATTCATCTCTGAATGCGTGCTTAGTAGTTCTGGGAAATTGTCTGTAAAATTCATTTAAAGCATCTTGATCATTTTTTAATCCATCAACTTCGTTTTCCCAATATTCGATAACCCCAATATCAATAAATTCTCCTTGTGGTCCAGTAATTTCATTTTCTGGTGTGTTGAATACAGGTAGTCCATAAGAATCAATGTATCCTTCGTAATTCCACTCCATAGGTATGAACAAACTATATAATCCCGAGCTAGTCTGTCCATTGCGGTTTCTTTTTGTAACATCGGAATCATCGTATAATTTTTTAAAGTTTCTACCACCTTTATCAAGA